AAAATTTTTAATATCATCAAAGTTATTACCATTCCACTGAATAGCTTCAATTATTACTGGTTTTTTTTTGTATTGTTGTGCCATTGGTTTATATTTTTACACATTTCTAAAAAATAACTTTGATCAAAAGAATTTTTCATAATATTAATATGCTTGTGTACCCATTGTACATTTTCTGGTGTGTAATCTTTGCTGCTATCTATTCTATCTAATGACGCTGTCCACTGTTTATCTTTGTGTTTTTTAGGAAATGTCAACTCTATACCAGACAAAGCACATTTTTTATTTTGATCCAAAAAAAGTTTCCAAGCCTCCTCCATTGTTACAGTCAGTTGTTTAATTCTTCTGTTACCTTTAGAGCCATTAGCACTTCTCAATATATGACTATACCAAAAATCTCCCGATATGTCTCCTACTCCTCCCCACTGATGGTGCTTAGATCCTACTTTTCTTTCACAACCGCAGTGAGTTATTAATAGTCGTCTTAAGTGGGTTGCAAATGCTTCGTGACTGTTACCACAATCACAAAGACATTTGTACCTTATCCCACCAGATCTTCTTTCCTTAATTTCTTCTACTGCAAGAAGTTTACCAAATTTATTTCCAATTTCTACTTTTTTCTTCATAATGCATTTTATTCCTTTATAAATATACAGAAAATGCATTATTTAAAAAATTTACTGTTCTACGCTACAGTTGGCACCACTGCAAGCTGCGATCGCCCCAAAGTTTACAGTATCATCTTCTTCTACAATAGTAGTCAAGTCCATAGAAGTAAGACGGCTTACTCTTTCTTCGTACTCCTCTTTAGTAATATCTTCAAAAGGAGCTTGTTGATAAGTACCTCCCCAATAAGGTAATACTGACAAACCGTTATAATGTTCCCTATTTTTCCACATCCATTCTCCTACTGGAAGCCATTCATCTTCTTTAAGAGATACGGTAGCTGATACATTGTGGGTGTTGTATCCATTTCTATGACCACTCTTAATCCAATTAACTGAGAAATGCTTTACCCTTTCCAACAACTCTATTGGAGTTTCGCTTCTCATTATTGATCCTTCTGGTGCTTTGATAGGAATCCTTGCACACAATGTATCATGAGATCTCAACACATCGTCCTCACACATTTCAGGATGGTTTGCCATCAGATACTTAGCAATGTCCTCACTCTTATTAAACCTCACTGTTCTGAGATAGTAATCGTTATGCCATGCATGTATTCCAGAAGCTGTGCCCAATACACAAGATGTTGTTCCTGAAGGCTTTATACAAGTTACGCGAGCGGCTCTGTTAATACCAATCAAATCTGCGTACTCTGCATTTACTTCTTTTGCAATCTCAGCAGCTTTTTCAAGATCATACTTCATGATCTCACCGCTTCCAATACCTGTCATACCTATTCCAAGCAAAGCATCCTTTTCAGTAGTCTTCTGCCAAATAGGACGGAGATAATGAAAATCAGTGAATGAAGCTTGTAAAGTTCCAAAGAAAGCAGCTACACGAACTCTATCAAATAGATCTTGTTCATCTTTGATATCAGATACATTCACCTCACACAGGTTACAGAATTGATATGGACGCAGGGCTATCTCACAGCACGGGTTAGTTCCCCACTCAGCATTCTTTGTCCAATAGAACCCAGGCTCTCCAGAGTTACTCAACTCAATCTTCTTCCACAAAGCTTTGAACTGTTCTTCTGTAATCTGGCCTCTTTCCAATACTGCGGAGTTGTTTGACCTTCCCCTTTGTTCGTTAAGTTCCCACCAATTACCGTACTTACAAGTAAGCATTTCTTCATCGTCATGGCTAAACAATGCAATCATAGCAGCCCTTCTAATACCACCGGACAATACGCTGTTAGCAATATGACACATGATATCGTGAACTTCTAAGGTAGTCAGCTTCTCACCATTTTGCTTACGATCCAATATAGCTTCTATATGGGTAAGACAGATCTTAAGAGGTTCTGGTCCAGGGGCTTTACCGCCTGCAGTAATGAGTCTAGATCCTTTAGGACGTACATCTCTGTAATCAAATGTAGGCTTAGCTCCTTTACCGAAATAGGATTTCATCAATACCTTTACAGCATCAGCCCATCCAATAATACTATCTTGTACTAAATACCTTTTTTGTTTTACAGGCTTTATAATCTCTGGCAACTTCTCTACGTGTTGGGATTGTACGGAATATCCTACTCCAGTACCTCCAAGCAAAAGAAACATAGACTCTGAAAAACAATGTACGCTATCCATTGGAAGATAGCAACAGTTGTAGATGCGTGCGTTGTTTACTTCAGCGGCCATACCTGAAAACTGTAGGGCTCTCATTGATGGGAGTACTTTCTTATCCACAATATAACTAGCGTTTCCCATTATCTCTTTCTTTAGATTTGGGAACTTTTGCATTAACATAACCTCGTATCTAGATACTATTTCTTCCCATGTTTCCCTTCTTTTTACTTCAGGGATGTACTTGGCGTACTTAGAAAAAATAGTTATCTGACTTAGTATCTCCGATCCTAATTCCATGTTTTTTGTTTTAAATTTTTGTAAAGGTAAAAATAAATACCCACTCGAAAGGGAAAAAAAGTTGACTTGCTCAGCTTTTTTTTTGCTACTTTTTTGATGCTTATGGGATTATGCTTTAAGGAACTTTTTCTTTAGCAAAGACATATCGTCTGAACTAAAATCTCCTTTGGACCCAATGTCCTCACCATCAGACTCTTCCTCATAAAGATCTTCTGATATATCAATAAATCCTTTGTTCAGATCTATTTTGGCAGCATATGTTTGTCCATCTGGGCCTAGTCTGGATTTCATGATGTGGAACCTACCGGTACCATTTATCTTATCCTTCCTACGCCTAGACAATGATACGCTTAGATCGGCAATCATCATCTTTTGGAAACTTCCGGCTACCTTATCACCCTCGATGATCTCATCCTTGGCTCCCATACGATTAATCTGGGAAGGACATACAAAAGGTATCTTAAGGTCTTTGGCCATTCCTTTTAGATCAGTATAGATGTCATCTAGTTCTTCTTTGCTTTCTTTCCTAGATTTACGAGGCTTTAAAAGATCTGGGTAATCTATAATGATTAGATCTGGGATGAAGTCATTATTGGATTGTAGTTGTTTTATATGAGATTCTATGGTGCTTAGTGAAGCCCTACCAGGTGAATACTCCTTGATAACAATCTTACCCTTAAGATTCTTTACAGCAGCTTCCACTTCTTTACGATGGAACTTTAGCATCTTAACCTCTACTCCAGTTAGAATAGAATCAATCTTTTTACCTACATACCTTTCATCCAACTCTAAAGTGTAATAGATTACATTGTACCCCATCTTAAGACAATGGGATGCAATATTACAAACCACAGTAGATTTACCGATACCAGGAGGTGCAAATAGGAGCATAAGATTGCTTCCCCCTATTCCTCCATCTGTAATATCGTTAAATACTTTCCATGGGAATGGAATCTTTTTATCTTCTTCTTCTCTAAACCTGGACTCGATATCTTTATCGTATTCGTGTCCTATCTCCTTTGTAGCACCTGCCCTCAATGCCTCATCAATAATCTTTCTGATTCCTTCGAACTCTCCGCTTGTAAGCAGATCCACTGATGATAGTAATGCGTCTTTTAACTTCTGGTTTTTACAGAAATTAAAGAACTCTTCTTTTACATAGTCAATATCATCTTGTGTTGCTGTATAAGCCTGCTTAAGTTCTTCCTTGATTGATATTTGGAGTACCTCATTCTTTTCCTTCTTAAGTTCTATTTTAAGAACTTCCATAGTAGGAAAAGTATTGTACTTTCCATAATAATCAAGAATAGTACCTATGATCCACTTGTGTGCAGGAGATTCAAAATATTCAGCTGTGATTACATCTGCTATGTTTTGAAGGAACTGTTTGTCGTTTAGTAAGGAGTATAGAACTTTTATTTGAAATTGATGTCCATAACTGGTTAATCTTTGCTGCGTCATAACTTTTTTAATAATTGTTCAATGTGGAATATAAATTTATCCATAGATCTAAATGCGGTATAGCATCCCCCATCTTATCATGATTGTATAGTTTCATGAAATCATACTTCTTTAAAGCCGGAGCTTTAGTATGATACTTTTCCATAATATCTACAATCGTATCTTCAGATATATTAGGTTCCATGATGTTCATAATTTTATAGAAAATCTCTACTTGTTTACGAACATTCAATATTCTTTCATATAGTGCTGACTTCTTAGGAGGGTTTTCACATACCTGATAAACGTCCTGTAATGTTTTTCTTTCTGGCTTTGATACAAACTCAAAAAGCTTCACTACATTCTTCTCACCTAATCCATTTACTCCAGGTATATTGTCTGATGTGTCTCCTACGAGGGCTTTATACAATAAGAAGTTATCCGGGTGTATACCAAAATCTTCTACCACATTCTCAACTCCATATATCTTTTTCTTAGTTGGGCTGTATACTTTAACTCTATCATTTACTAACTGCATAAAGTCATTGTCTGAAGACATTAGGTACACTTGGGAATCGTCATACTCTTTGTAGATCCTTCCTGCTAAATACCCCATTACATCATCTGCCTCAAGCTTATCGAAAGATAACAAAGACACAGGTAAAAACTGTAGATAATCTATCAGTCTGGTTATCTGATTGTATTTAGAATCATCTTCTGCATCTTTTGTCTGGAAGGACTTATAGTTCATAATCCTTCCGGTATCTCTATTTCCTTTATATTGGCTGTAGAGATACTTCCTGTTGCCCGACCCGGCTTCACCGTCAAAGACGATTACTACACGAGTCGGGGATAACAGTTTTATTGCATGTCCAAGTGATTTCAAAAATCCAATGAGTCCACCTACGTCATTACCTGCTAGGTTTACTCGATTAACTACTGCGAAGCTTCTGAGGAATGTATTCATTCCATCTATAATCAACACTTTACTATTGTAGTGTAGATTAACAGGCTTCTCATCGTTTTTGAGTCTAGAGAATATGTCAAGGAGTCTATCCTTATTCATCTCCGGAATTATTATCCACTACACTTCCGTTGTCTTCTTCTTCGATTACATCGTAATCTTCACTTCCAAGAATCTTCAACCACTCTGCTGAGTGTGCTTTCTTGTATGCGTCAATGTACTTCTTGTCATCAATAATGAATCCATGGGGAGTGGCAATAATCTTTCCAGTAGTAGTAACTCCGGTGATATGATTCTTATCTACAGAGATCTTAGTCCTCTTAGCAAACTCAACATCCTTACCATTCTTGGTTGCTTTGATCTTGTTAGTACCTGCTCCGGTAGCATTACCAAAGGTTACCACAAGTGTAGAGTCTAAGAACATTGTGTTCCCTCCTTTGTTTTTCAACTTAGGAAGTTCTCCATAAACAGAAGGCTTTTCTACCCATACCTTATTTACTATAATAAGAGTGTTGGTATACTGGGAGCTTTCTTTCCTTGATCTTACGATTCTTTGGTTTACAAAGTTACCAAACTGAACAGACATTGCTCCTGCATTCCATTCGTTGTTGTTCTTGTTAGATTCAACAGACATTTTACATGGGATGGATCCTACAGAGTCCCAAAGGAATACAATGTCTAGTGGGAGATTACCCTTCTCTTGCTCATCTAAAAGATCCATGATAAATCCGGCAACATCTTCAATAGTAGAGAGATGATCCCTATCCACGTAGATAAAGTTACCTCCGTAAGAAATCTCACCAGTTTCTTTATTCACTGTTTCATTTACTTCAAATCCCATGATCTTAGCATGATGCCAATCCCATTTCATCTCAGTTATGATAAAGACTGGTAGCTTACCCATCTTCTGCACATTCATCGCTGCTTCAATCATTGCTGTAGTCTTTCCAGTATCACTGTGGCCTCTGAATGTGATCACATGACCGTGTGGAATTCCTGGTAAGCTGATTGCTTCTTGGAATGCTTCTGAAAGTGGAATCCACTCCTGCTTCTTAAATGATACGCCTTCAGTTAGATTCTTTGATTTCTTAAAGCTTTCTAAGTTAAAAGACGCACTCTTACCTAAGGCGCTGGCTACAGCACCTTTAATGTTCTTTGATTCTGCCATATGTTAGTTTTTAATTGTCTTCTCCAAATAGATCGTCAAACTTAGATGCTACTGAGCTAGGTTTTGGAGCTGTTGCTGCAGGTGCTACTGTTTTGTATGGACCATCGAAGGGAGGAGTGTCTTCGTCATCCTTTGCTGCAACCGGAGCTGCTGCTTCTACTGTAGGAGTTGATACTTCTTCAGACTGCGCTTCTTGTGGATTAATGTAATCGTGAAGCATTTTCTTAATTTCATCGTAAGAATACTTCTTGTAGATTTCAGTAATCTCTTTTTGAGTTTCCAATACTTTCTGTACCAGAGCAGCATCTTCGGAAATAGCAGAGATGTTTCTCTTTGGAGTTACGTTAACTGCAACGTAGTTGACATCACGCTTACCAATCTTGATCACATCGTTGTAGCCTTCTACAGTAAGGTCAGTACCTTCTGTTACATCTGATACATCACCGAAATCATCATCGGCCATAATGCTAAGCAACTTCTCGTAGGTAGTTTTGTTAAACTCCCAAAGTCTAGCACCCATACCTTCTTCTCCACGAACCAATACTTGTGCGAAGAATTTAGTGCGAGGCCTAAGCTTACGAGCCAAATCTTTGCTTTCCTCTGTGTTCTCATCATAGAGTTCACGCATCAATTGAACTACAGGATCTTTCTCACCGAAGTTTTCAAGACTGTAAACGTTCTTTTTGAAGATGTTGTACTGATGGAAGCTAACTTCTGCAAATGGGAAGTCTTTGTTGGTTTTCCTGGGGAGGATCCTGACTACTTGTTTTCCCAACTTTGGTTTCCAGAAAATGGTTGTGAAGTCGATCTTTTCGAATGCGGAGCCTGAGTTTTTAGACTGTAGCTTATTCAGTCTTTCTTTGATCAAATCAATCTTGGACATAACTTGTTTTTTTAAAAAGTGAAGAACAAAAGTAAGGAATATATTAACTACTCCAAATTATTTTTTATCCACATTAACTATATCGTGGATCCTGGTCTTAAGTTGTACGAACTGGTCCTTCTGAGTAAGCAGTATGCTATTCTCATAGTCTTTCCAGTTAACCTTATAGCTGTTATCC